CACCAACGTTGAAGCACAAGAAGTGCTCGGCTCGGTAAATCCCGCTGACTTCCTGAACAAGGAATTCAAAGTTGATTTCAGTGTCGAAGCCATTTGGCAGAACGAAAGCGATTTCAAAACCGCATTCATGGCCAACACCTCGCAGGCGGTCATTTTCGACCTCAAGAACACCGACGTGACTATTGGCGCTTCAACCAATCCAGAATTCATATTGGAGATGCCGCAGTGTTACATCACGGAGCTTGGCCGCCCCATCAAGGTGAAGGACCTCATCTACCAAACGATTAAGGGCCGTGCGACCTACAGCCAAGTGAATGCTTACATGCTGAAGGCAACTTTGACCAACACACAAAACGGCTACTAACAGCGTTAGGTTGCGCGTTTTCTAATCTGTTGTATAGTTCCCGTATATGAATAACACGTCTGTGAAGGCCACCATTGTCCTGGGCATTTCGCTTTTACTTGCAGCTCCGATAACGGCCTTTGGCCTGGGTGCCATTTTGTGGCTACTCGACGGCAATCACGGCTTCACAACCTTCTTTGAGACTTGGTGGATTTGCGAGTCCGTAGCGGGCGTGCTGCTTATTGTGCTGGGATTTCGACGCTTACAAGCTAAATAATTTTATATGTCTGACAGAGAAACCATTGAGTTCAAGACACCGGCCAACAACGTTGTCGTTTTGCGTTCGTACCTCAGCGGCAAAGAGAGCAACGAGCTAAAAGCCATCATGTACGCGGACCTTAAAATCGACGCATCAGATGCAGCCAACGGCAAGGTTGGCCTGTCCGAAATCCCCGCAGCCTTTATGATCAAACAAGAGCAGAAGGCGATGGAGTTCTTGCTTGTCTCAGTGAACGGAATCTCTGATGGCGCAATCACTATACTCGAAAACCTACCCGAGGCTGAATACAACGCTGTCCTTGCAGAAGTGCAGAAGATTCGCGTCCCTTTCAAGACGGAGAAATAGCAGCGGCTTGGGACCGTTATTTTTCCTTTAGTGGTGTCATCGAGTATCCCGAGCAAGTTGTCGTCATCGTCTGCCGCCAGATGGGGTGGAGCTATGAGACGTACCACGCGCAACCCGCGTGGTTTTTGCGCATGCTTGTGGAATATATTACGGCAGAGGCCCGCGAGCAAAACCGTCGCAACACATAATCCCCTGTTCGCCCAACCACGCAACACTGCATGTTAAAATGCAGGCGTGAACGAGACCGAACTGCAAATCGTCATAACCGCAGTCAACGACGCCGCAACAGCACTCAGCGAAGTCGGCACGTCCCTTAGCGCGATGTCCGAACAGGCATCGGTAGCCGCAACTTCCATGACGGCGAGCATGGAGGGCTCTTTTAGCGCAACCGAGCAAGCCGCTGTTGCCGCGGCCGAAGCCACCCTCGCGGAATGGGCTGGTACAGCCGACGCAATAGAGAATGCCACCAGCGGCCTTGGCGAGGAGTTCCAGAGCCAGATGGAGGTTATGAACAGCTCGGCAGCTGCCGCAGCTGACGCAGCTGCCACCTCGTGGCAGGCGTCGATTGGCGAGCTAGATACGGCCATGGCGACGGCAACTGCCGAGGTGGGTGATGATTTTGGCACCATGGCCGAAGAAGCTTCAGCCGCGTCTGATGAAATCGAATCAAGCATCAGTTCCGTGGGCGGCAAAATACAGGCCGTTGGCATTCAGATTGGCATTTTGGGAGCGGCATTTATCGCCCCAGCAGCGGAGGCTGTTAAGGCCGCTGGTGACCAGACAGACGCCTTCGACCAGCTGAACAACACCGTCTCAAACATCTATTCCAATGCCGGCAAGCCCCAGGCTGGCTTGGCCACCGAGATTGCTGACCTCACGGCCCAGATAAACACCGAACGCGCCTCTATCGGCAGCTCTGAGGCCGCTATGACGAAGTGGAACGGCACTACCGCCGAGGTGGAGGCCGCTCACTATGCTGCCGGGGCCTCGATAACCACCGCCCAGCTCAAAATCCAAGATCTTCAGCAGAAGATGGATCAGCTGACCAACTCCCAATCATTGGTTGGCGGGTCCGCAGCAGCAACCGGAGAGCAGTTCGAGGCAGCGGCCCGAGCCAGTACCACCCTTGGCTTCAATGTCTCCGATAGCGCGACCGCCCTCACCTACCTGTTTTCGACCACCCAGAGCGTCACCGAGACCATGACGGCCTACCAGGACGCTATGGACCTGTCGGCAAAGCTCAACATTCCCCTCGCGACCGCTGCGAACGACGTGGTGCAGGCCATGAACGGCCAGGGCCGAGCCTTGCGAGACCTCGGAGTTAACGTCGCCGACGGATTGGCCGGTCAGACGGCTTTAGCAGCTATCCAGGAGAAGGTTGCCGGCTCTGCTCAGCTTGCGGCAACCCAGGGGCTTGGACCGTTGGCAGTCGCCCAGGCGAACTTGAACAAAGCGATGGGCGATTTCGGCGTCACCGTGCTTCCTTTGCTTGCTTCCTTCCTTGAGGAACTGACGAAGATCATCATTGCGGTTGACGCGTGGGCTCAGGCTCACCCGAAGCTCGCTGAAGCCCTCATAATATTCGTCGCCCTGGTAGGCAGCTTGCTAATCTTGCTGGGAGCCATTTTGGTACCGTTCGGCCTACTCATCATAGGCATTGAAGCCTTCACCACCGCCCTGACCGTGATGGAGGTGAGCCTTTTTGCAGCGATGGGCGTCTTTCTGATCTATGCAGCGGCCTTTCTGGCCTTCGCCGCAATCGTCGCACTCATCATCGCCTACCATAAGCAAATCGAGGACGCGATCGGCGCGACCTGGAATTGGGTCGTCTCCGAAGTCAGGGGCGCGACAACATCAGTGATGGCTATCTTCACGACATGGGGCGGCGATCTTACCAAATGGTGGACCACATTGTGGGCCGGCATCGTCTCAGTTCTGCAAAATGCCTTCACCGTCGTTATCGGCATCGTCAATAGCATTCTTGCGGCTGTAGCGAAGGTCACAGGAGCCGTAGCAGGCGTTACTGGCGCCCTTGGAGGAGCCGTGGGGAACGTCGTTGGCGGCGCAATTCACGCCTTTGCGACGGGTGGCATCGTCAACGGCCCTACCCTTGCTTTGGTGGGAGAAGCCGGTCCCGAAGCCATCATTCCTCTCTCAGCGTTTAATGGCGGTAGCAGCCTTGGCGGAGGCTTTGGCGGCGGTTCGGGAGGTATTGTCGTGAACATCAACGGCGGCAGCTACCTCGATCAAAACGGCGCAACGCAAATTGCGAACGCCCTGGCAGTGCAGATCGGCCGCCAGATCAAACTCAAAAACTATTAGGAGGATATGTACACATCGAGCATTCAAGTTTTAAACGGCACAAACGACATCACCTCGCTCATCGAGCGCGACGGCACTTTTAATGTTCAATCAGTTCTTACCAAGGAGAAGGGCCAATTCACCTTCAACGTAAAGGCTCCCGCTGCCCCAATTCTTCCGGCGAACATGCCGCAGATCGGCGACGAGATTTACGTCAACTACACCATCAACGGCCTCACCAAGCTCATCTTTGGTGGAACGCTGGTAACCAGCGAGCCGGTCGTACAAGGCGGCGTGCTGCTCTATTACCAGTTCACCGCCGCTGACTGGGGATTTCTGTTCGATTCGATGGTTGTCCGGAAGAACTATGCGGGCATGGACCCGCAGGACATAGTTGTTGACCTGGTCTCCACATTCTGCCCGGCAGGTTTCACGGCAAACCATGTGCAGAGGGGCAACTTCCTCGTCTCATCCATAAAGTTCAACTACCAGCAGCCGACTAAATGCCTTCAGTCCTTGGCGCAGCAGATCGGTTGGGATTGGTACATCAGCCCCGATAAGGACGTGCACTTCTACTTCGCTGAAGGAAACGTCGCCTCAAGCTCTGAGATCAGCCAAGCTCCCATCATCATCGACGATACGACCGGAGATATCGACTGGCCTACGCTGGACGTGAAGGTCGATATCACCAACATGAAGAACGCTATCTACGTTGTTGGTGGCACCTACCTGAAGATTTATTCAGTCGATTCCAGCCCCATGTCGACGCCGCCGCGTTACGCCCCGATCGATGTTTACACCAGCGTTGCCGGCACCTTCGTTTACCCCCTCGCCTATCCGTACGATCAAAGCACCATGACCATATCACTGGCGGGTGTGGACAAGAGTATTGGCACAGACCAGACGACCGACCCCGCTACGGTCCAGGTGCTCTATAACGACGCTGGGCGCTTTATCCGCTTCACGAGCGACCCTGGCTCAGCCCACCAGATAGTTGTGCAGGGAGACGCCCGCATACCGATTCTGGCCTACGTTTCAAATCCACCCTCGATAGCCGCCTTTGGCCTTCTTCAAGACTCCATCAGCGATGCCAGCATTCTGAGTATCGCCGAGGCCCAAGAACGCGCTCAGGCCGAAATCGATATGTTCGGCCACCCTGTCTACACGGTCAAATTCAACACCAACTCATCACTAGCCAATCAGCTTTTCATCGGCCAGCAAATCACGCTCAGCTCAGTCAAATTCGGTGTTGCCAGCAAGACCCTCATCATCAAGCAAATCAATTGCGTGGCCCGCACGCCATTCCAACTCGAATATCAGGTGCAGTGCTTGGGGTCAGACAATGTGACGTTTAACGACATCATGCTGACCCTGCTTCAGCAGAACCTCGGTTCTACCAACACTCCCGATTCAACCGTTTTGCAGGTGCTGATTCCTGTAGCGGAAGACATGGGATTGACGGACACCGTCACCATCTTGGGGACCTCGGGACCGTATGCTTGGCAACCCGTCCCTACGAGCGTTCAGCACGTTGAGGGCGGGGCGATGTACGGTTCGTTCGGATATGCGAGCTTCGCACTTGGTGCTGGCCTGCCATACGCCGACGATGCGCCCGCAACAGTAACGTCACCGCCGTTCATTTGGGGCTTCAGCACCTGGCACTAGTCCACAGCCTGCGCATTGCCCTGACGGCGGGTGTTAAACTATCACCATGACAGAAGGACTGCGGCTTGCAGGAAAGATAACCATCAACACCTATCGCGCGGGCATGGTTGAGGCGATCGCGCCATATCTCAAAGCGATTGCAGCTCTAGGGGGTGTCGGCCTCCTTTCAAGTACCGGCAACACTGCCTACAGAAATCTTATAGAAAAGGTTGACGCGATTAAGTCTGCATATTTTATCCGAACCGCCGTAGAGTGCCCGAATCTAATCATGGCCAGCCCGAACTTCGGCCTTGACCTCATTATCCAGCGGCTAGTGGGGATAAACACGTACAGTCTCAATATCACCTACGGAGAGATAGGCACAGGCTCGACGACGCCGGCTCTGACCGACAGCGGCCTCACCGCCCCGACGAACCGCGCAGCAGTCGGTTTTCAGCAGAACTTCGGCTCAACCGAC